CTAGACTTCGTCTGGTTCGATGAAGAACCGCCTTCCGACATTTACACCGAAGGCTTAACCCGTACCAATGCGACGGGGGGAATGACCCTCATCACGTTCACGCCCCTTTTGGGCATGACGAATGTGGTGAAGAGGTTCCTGATCGAGAAGATGCCCGGGACTCACGTCACTCAGATGACGATTGAGGACGCCGAGCACTACACCCCTGAGCAAAGGGCGGCTATCAGAGCCACCTACCAGCCCTTTGAGCGGGATGCGAGAACCAAGGGTATCCCCCAGCTAGGGAGTGGGCGCGTGTTTCCGATCGATGAGGATGACATAAGCGTAGCTGCTATTCCCATCCCAAGCCATTGGCCGCAGATAGGGGGTCTTGACTTCGGCTGGGATCACCCGAGTGCGGGTGTCAAGGTGGCCTGGGACCGTGATGGGGACATTCTCTACGTCATCGCAACCCACCGCGCAAAGGCCCAGACACCCGCTCTCTTTGCAGCAAGTGTAAGACCCTGGGGGGACTGGCTCCCCTGGGCGTGGCCTCATGATGGCCTGCAGCACGATAAAGGCTCAGGGGAGCAACTAGCCGCGCAATACAAGGCGCAGGGTCTACGTATGCTCCCCCAGCGAGCAACCTTTGAGGACGGCTCGAGCGGCCTTGAGGCGGGCGTCATGGAGATGTTCGACCGTATGCAGACTGACCGCCTAAAGGTGTTTAGTCACCTCCGGGACTGGTTCGAGGAATTTAATCTCTACCACCGAAAGGACGGGCAGATTGTGAAGCTCGGGGATGACCTCATGGCAGCCACTCGCTATGCGATGATGATGAAGCGTCATGCGAGCCTTGTGTCTAAGGTCGTGAAGCCTTATCAGGCCAGACATCCTTCACCGCACGGCTGGATGGGGAATTGATGGATACGACTCAGATCGTGGTTATGACTCAACAGCATGGAGGAGATATTGCGGGCTTGGTGTGTTCTGTCGTGCTGCTAGGTCTCTTATGGTGGCGTTGGTAGATGAAGTTCATTCAATGGGGTAGGCGTCCTTACGCACGGTTAAGTGTTACCGAGACCTATATCGAGTTCCGCTCTCCGTTCCGACGCACGGGCTATGCCATACACACTGATGAATGGCTTCCGGGCCATTACGCGTGGCAGGCATGCTGGTATAGGCCGAGGGGTGCGTTTTCCTTTCGCTTTGGACGCATGTTCCGCCCGTGTCCATAACCCCTGAATCCAACGCCTCCCAGTCCGACCGGGACATCTTCGAGGAGTGCAAGGAGCGCTTCCGTATCGCATCCGACCATGAGAGCGAGAACAGGTCAGAAGCCATCAATGCCCTGTACTTCTTCTACGGGGACCAGTGGCCTGAGACGTTAGCTCAGTCGAGGGAGGAGGACGAGCAGCCTGCCTTGACCATAAACCACACGGATACCTTCTGTAATCGTGTGGAGAACAACATGCGCCAGCAGCGTCCCCGCATCAAAGCTCATCCTGTAGGAGAGGGTGCTGATGTCGAGGATGCGAAGATCATCAATGGGCTGATCCGCCACACGGAGACGCTCTCAAGGGCCTCTGTAGCCTATGACCGTGGAGGGGCTTCAGCGGTCAAGATTGGCTGGGGGTACTGGAGAATCGTTGCTGAGTACATTGATGAGAAGAGTTTCGATCAGGAGCTCTTGATCAAGCCTGTAAGAAATACATTCACAGGTTACTGTGATCCTGCGGCCTTGATGCCTGACGCCTCGGATATGTCTTGGTTCATCTTCGCCGAGGACATGAAGCGGGCGGAGTTCAAGAGAAAGTACCCCAGGGCTGAGAATAGCGAGTGGCGTGAGGCCGGCACTGGAGATGCTACTGACTGGGAGAACAAGGAGAACATAAGGTTAGCTGAGTACTACCGCATCACGGAGAAGAGCGAAAAGCTCTACAAGATGGCGGATGGGACCTCCATGTTTGCATCCGACCTCCCCGAGCCTGAGACGATGGTGGCTGCTAACTATGACTTTGCGCGGGACGAGAAGGGTAAGCCGATATGCCGCTCTTCCTGCCGGAGAGTTGTCGAGTGGTTCCGCATCAACGGTAAGGAGGTCGTGGACCGGAGGGAACTTCCTGGAAAGTACATTCCAGTAGTTCGTGTCGAGGGTAATGTCCTTGATGTGAACGGTAAGGTACGTCGATGGGGGATGGTGAAGAACCTCATGGACCCCCAGAGGATGTACAACTACTTCAAGTCCCAGGAGACAGCACGGTTAGCTCTCGCTCCCAAAGCCCCCTGGATTGCCGCGATGGGTCAGGTTGAGAATCACGCCGAGTGGGTGGATGCGAACAGGGGGGCTTATAGCATCCTCACGTATGACCCCGTCGCTGGCCCTGATGGGGCGACCCTACCCCCACCTATACGTCAGGCCCCTATACAGGCTGACGCAGGCATCGTGGAGGCCGCCCAAGGAGCAGAACATGATCTCCTCGCGGTTGCCGGTATGCCCCATGAGCCCGCTCAGGATCACGCAGGGGAGGTCATCAGTGGCGCTGCCTTAAGAGAAAGACAGGCCTTGAGTGACATCTCCCACTTCCAGTACTACGACAACCAGGCCTTCTCCATGTCGCACACTGGAAGGATCCTCCTAGACCTCTACTCTCACTATTACGACACCGAGCGGATGCAAAGGATCATCGGTGAGGATGGGGTGCCGCAGATGGTGAAGATCAACGAGAAGGTGAGGGACCCCCAGACTCAGGCGATTCTTGAGATCAAGAATAACCTCTGTGTCGGCCGGTATGACGTGGTGATGGACGCAGGCCCGGGCTATGAGACTAAGAGGCAAGAGGGTGTGGACTCCATGCTCGGGCTACTTAAAACTCCCTTGGGAGAACCCATTGCGAAGGTTGCGTCTGACCTGGTCGTTAGGAATATGGATTTTGCTGGCGCTGATGATTTGGCTGATCGCCTGGTGCCACTGAATCCCGAAGGCATGCAGAAGGCCATCAAGGAGTTGCCGAAACCTGCTCAGGCCATTGTGGGAGCCCTGCAGCAGCAGTTGAATGAGACCCAGCAAGCCTTGCAGCATGCGCAACTGGAATTGAAGTACAAGACCTCAACTGAACTCGGCTGGATGCAGGTGGAGCGCGAGAAGTCCCATATCAGTGCCGAGACCAAGACTCGGGACACTCACACCAATGCCCAGACCAAGGTGTTCGATACCCACATCAAGGCGGATACTGCGTTGAAGGTGGCTGAGATCAATGCCGGGGCTGAGTTATTGAACACTCATGCCGAGGCCAAGCACGACATGGAAGCCGCAAAAGTTCTCGCGAAGAATGCCGAGAAAGCGGAGGCTAAGCCGAATTAAATGGCGGAGGGTGAAGGAGTCGAACCCTTGACTGTTACATCACCCTAGTTTTCGAGACTAGTTGCCAGCCAACCCAGCGGCACCCTCCGTAGATGGCGGAGGGGATAGGGATCGAACCTATGCGCCGTTACAGCGACCGTGGCTTAGCAAGCCAGTACCTTACCGCTCGGTCAACCCTCCGCGATTATCGCGAGGGACTAAGATGATAGATATGTGGTGCCAGGCTGGCGGACTCGAACCCCATTCTGATGCTTACAAGGCAACTGCTTCACCGTCAAAGCTTGCCCGGCATAAGCTGTCGTCGTGGTTGTCGGGATCGGGTCCATTTATAGATTCTAACTGAACGCACGCAGTATCGTGCGGGAGATCACATGGCAATCAAAGTCGTATCCTCACAAGGCCTAGCCGAGTTCAACGCTACGGGTAAGACGGAGGACGTACCTGACCTTAAGGCTAAAGAATCCAAAGGCATTCAGGTAGCCGACACGGGCACGAAGAACGTGATTGAGGGGAATACCCTCACGCCGGCTAAAGAGCCTGTAGAGGACGAGGATGGCTTAGAGGAAGAGGACAAGTTGCTTGCGGAGAAAGCCCGCAGGAAGATCAACAGGAAGCATCGTGAAATGCGCGAAGCCGAGGAATTCGCGGAAGCGCAATATAACGAGCGAAGGTTAGCTGAGCAGAAGGCGTTGAAGCTTGAGCAGGAGTTAGCCGAGCTTAAAGCGAGGGTGGCGCCCCCTTCGGCCGAGGATATTGAGCCGGATAAGTCGAAGTTTGATGATGCCGAGAAGTATTGGAATGCCCGGATCAAGTGGGAAGCCGACCAGGCGGTGAAGTCTGACCGTAAAAGGCAGGCTGAAGAGCGACGGGAAGAGGCTGCGCAAGCTAAAGCTGCCGCCTTTGCCGCTCGCCTGAACGCGGCTGATAAGGAAAACCCCGGTCTTAAGGACACCATTGAGTCCTCCGATGTGCTCATCCCTCAGGATGTGCTCGATTACATCGTGGAGGCCGAGAATGGGCCGAAGATCGCACGACACTTGGCGGAGAATTCCGAGTACGTCGAAGGCTTACGCGCCATGTCCCCGAGGGCGGCTTTAGCTGCCATTGGGAAACTCGAAACCAAGCTCGAAACGAAGCTGGAGAAGCCCAACGGGGAGTTATCTCCGAGGTCCCAGCCCGTAGAGCGATCACGCGCGCCCGAACCCATAGCACCTCTGACCGGTAGTTCTACAGTCATCCAGAAGGACCCATCGAAGATGAGTTTCAAGGAACTGAAGGAATACGACCGGGAGAGGCGGGAGAGACGGGCGCGGCACTAGGAGAATTGTACGGCCAACACATTGCTAACAACTTCCTATATCGTGAATAAAGGACTTTTAGTCCTACAAAACACATGTGTATTTAGTTCACATGTGAATCGTCAGTGAAAGATTGCTGACGTTAAATACTGCGAATTCGGTGGATCCCTTAATTGTAAGGCAATACCGAGCGAAGCTCAGGCTTCCCTGAGAACGTGTAACGACTATCCCGCAAGGGAGTACGGCCAAGTGGCCGGAAGTGCAGTAGCCCGTAAGGGCAAGATATAGTCTGATCTGCATGGTGACATGCAGCAGCTTTATAGCTGGCCGATCTTTAACGAGGATCGGTTAACATTAATGATTCTGACGAATTTGCGATAAAGGAAGCCAAAATTGGCGCAACGGTCAACATCCGTAGACCGCCCCGCTATTTTGGCACTTACGGCCCGGCGCTGAACGTCGAGGACACGAACGAGACGTACATCCCGGTATCTTTAAACTATCAATTCCATGTCGATGTGCAGTTCACCACTGTGGACTTGCTCCTTGAGATGGATCTTTTTGAATCGAGAGTTTTAAAGCCCATGATGGCTGCTGTTGGAAATCGCATCGATTCCGACGGTCTTTTCTTTGCCTACCAGAACACCGCTCAATTCCAGGGTACGCCTGGGGTGGGATTAACCTCTTTTAAGTCCTTCTCGGACTCCAAGGCGGTCATGGTGTATGAGGCTGCCCCAAAGGGTGAGCAGCCGGTGGTGATTGTGGATCCCTTAACCTCATCCTCGATGGCAGACTCGCTTAAGGGGCTTTTCAACCCCCAGCGGCAGTTGTCCTCGAACTATGAGCAGGGGGCGATCGCTGCCAAGACCGCGGGCTTTGACTGGTACGAGGATCAGAACATCGCCACCTGGACCACGGGAGCTCAGGGGGGCACTCCGGTCCTTGCCGGCGCTACCTCTGTAGCCGGTGGAACTGCACTTCTCGCCTCAGGCTGGGCGCAGTCGGGTACCTTTGAGACCACAGGCTGGACCGCCTCCACCGGTGTCATCACCGTAGGGGATGTTCTTCAGATCAAGGGTGTTTATCCTGTTAATCCTCAGAACCGTGCCCAGTACGGCCGCACCCTTAAACAGTTTGTCGTGATTCCGCCTGCCGGATACGCACAGATTGTCGGAGGTGCAGCGGCGGGTGGTCCCATCTTTGCAGCGGCCACTTTGGCTAATGGGACGTTTAACGCCACGACCGGGGTCTACACCTCGGGAAGTGGAGCCGGTGCCTTGACGATCTATGTCAAGGAGTGCCTGATCTACGGAGGTCAGTTCCAGAATGTCTCCAATGCGCCTGTATCCACCTACACCGTCACGGTGAATGGGGGAACAGGTAATGCAACCCAAGTGTCATCCCAGAACATAGCGATGTACCGGGATGCCTTTGCGCTCGCCTTTGCCGATCTGCCATTACCCCGAGGTGTGGCTATGGCGGCAGCGAGAGCGAATGACGATGAGGCGGGTATATCGATTCGTATGGTCACTCAGTACACGATCAATAACGATGCTGAGCCGACCCGTGCGGACGTACTCTACGGCTGGAGCGGGCTCTACCCGCAGCAGGCCGTAAGGATAGGGGGTTAACATGGCTAATCCAGTCGTGACTAACGTTGACGGTACTAATCCCGGCCCTGCTGGGGTTTCCACCGCCTCCCCCCAGTCCCCCATCGGTAACATCTGGAAAGATGGGGTCTTTTCCATCACGCTCTCACCCGCATCTGTGGCGCCCAACACTTCCGCCGAGCAGACCTTTGCAACGACTGCAATAGGGCTCCTCACGACGGATTTGGTGGTCGTGCAGAAGCCAACAGCCCAGGCAGGGCTCGTCATGGGAGGCTCCAGGGTCTCCTCGGCCGACACCCTTGCCATCACGTTCGGTAACCTCACCTCTGCAACCATTACACCGACCGCCTCCCAGGTGTATGTGGTCGGGGTCTTCAGGGTGCAGCCGAACTATGTAGCGCCTGCGTCGGGTAATCAGATCACCTGGTAGGTTTTCTCCT